GCATAACCTTCTTGGCAAGCTCTAATGCGACATTCAATTTTTGGGTAGTGCCATGATAGCGTGGTGTCATTCTACTTCCCCGTCTGAATAGGCTAAATCTGCCTGGTTCTGTTGGTAGTGTTCCAGTGTTTACACATGGCCCCCTTGGTTTCAAACTCATTTCCTTCATGATCTACATACATATTTTTCTCCTATAAAAGCGATCCCTCTCCCCCGAAGGGGAGTGCAAGTGTGATAGAAGGAGTCACAGGGGATCTAGCGATAACGAGCCTATCCGGTTAACGTAATCAATGTAACGCATTCTCATCTATTTGTGTAGGCACAATGTCATACTTGAACTCATCCCCATTGAGCCAGGCCGCAGACTGAGTAGCTTCTAACATCTTATCAACAGCTACATCTGCTGGCAGTAACCCGATAGTGACAGTAAGCACAGCATTCATTACCTCTGGTAATGGCATACCCTTCTTTAGACTAGATTCAATTATCTCAACCAACTCTTCCATCAGAGATTCTTCTGCAAAGGATGTTGATCGAGATAAGAACTCTGGCTTAATTACCATGCAATATCTGAATCATCTAGTGTATCCATAGGATCTTTGTTGGATCCATGGTTGAATGATGTATCAGCTTTAGCTTCTTTCTTCTCAAGAGAGATAAGCATTCCCTTATACTTGGGGATCTCTACCTCAGTCTTATATCTCTTCTCACCACTATCAGTTTCCCATACAGAATTCTTGATAGCCCCCTTGATATAAACTCTGACTCCCTTATGAACCTCTCGTTCAATACGATCATTCACTATTTGGTCAAAGCACACCACGTTATGCCATGTAGTAATACTCTGCCACTCACCTTGTTTATCCTTATAGTTTACATTAGTAGCCACAGAGAACTTAGCTACTCTGTCTCCACTCTTGAACGTATGGAACTCAGGGTCTTGGCCTATGTTCCCCATCAAAACTACTTCATTTAGATCTGTTGCCATCTTACTTCTCCTTCTCTTCTAGTGATTTCATTTGTACACGAATAGCAGAACTAATCAAAGCTGCTGCTGCTTTGTTCTCAGCCATAAACTTCTTAACCTCTTCTCCCACAAGAGACTTGTAGGTATTAACTGCAGCTATAGAGGATAAGTTTTTTATATCAGCCACAATCTCTTTAACTCTAGGCGGTATGGATTCTTGTGCTATCTCATTAGCCACCTGCTGAACATATCTGTTGTCATCAAACTTACCCAGGAACACATCGGCACTAAACCCTAGATGGGATAGAGCCTTTGTGAGAGCGTCTGTAAGAGCTTTCTTAGGAGCATCCTCATCAACCCTACCCTTCTGATTAACAATCGCTGAGAGTCCTCGTATGGGGCCATAGGCTTGATCTCTGTTTTCATGCCATACAATTACATCGGCACTAGCAAAGAGTATAGATCCTGCTTCAATGGTTCCATGTCGTACTTCATATCCCCATCCTGTACCTACTGGGCCGAAAGCCTGGGTTGCCTGTTGTACCTGATAGTGGGCATCGATAGCTGTAAAGCCCCCCCTTTGGTTCACCCTCTTGGTATGGGTAGGATCAGTCCTGCTTACTGAGTCCCATAGTTTCATCTTATCTGTCATAGTTTCTCCTTATTACCTTGCCATTTTGATTAAGAAATATCTGGCATGCCTACCAGAGTTTCCGGTATTGCTCTCCAGCCTGGTCACTATCTTGTGACCCAGCTTGCGGAGATCTGCAATTCTTGAACGAAGGGCAAACCCATTAGGAAAATCCCAGTGTGTTACCCCCTTGTTTTTATTAGATTTAAGTGTATCGATTACTCTCTGTTCTGAGTTATTCATCAGCAGCCTCCTCGTCCATATTCTCTATGAACCCCTCTTCCTTAAATTCATTCATTTCTCGGATGGTTAATGCTCCTGTTTTAGAGCGTGAGATGTAGACACCTGCTCCAAATGCTGTGCGTACATCGTCAGGCAGCATACTCTTCAGTCCTTTCTCTGCATCCTTGAACTGTTTGACTATGGGGCGTGTTGCTTTCCATACCTCAGCCTGGGCTACAAATGTTCTGGAGTTGCCATATCGAACAGTCTTCATATCATCCAGTTTGATCTTGGCTTTCTGTTGTTCTATATCTTCTGGCGGTTCATCGTCTTCAACGTGTGCCCAGAATGCTTCCTCCATCTGGAGCAGGTTCTGCATATATGGTTCATCCCTTAACACTTCATAGGATTCCCATCGGCTGTTCCCAAAGATTACTGATAGCTCACACATGTTTTCATCCGAGACATACATGTAGTGTTGCATCTGTGCATAGTATTGTTTGACACAATCCTCTATGGTTTTGAATTGATTGGTATGCTTGGCTTCAAAGATAGCTATCTTGTTTAGCTTTCCTTGGGAGGGATCCATTGGATCTACTACGATTCCATCAAGATTGGCCAACATGTATGGCCTTTCTTTATGCCTCAACATATCGCAGCCATCAGTAAGAACGACTAATCCTGTCTGCTTCTGATACCACTGCCTGTTGAACTCCTCAGTCCATGTGCCTAACTGAACAGGAAGTACATCTGATAGATCGTCCGACTCCTCTCTGCCTGTCTTCTCTAGCCAGAGTTTGTGCCATTCACCGGACATGATGCGAGTTGCATCTGATCCCCCTAAACCTTTTTTTCTAAAGGCGTGCTGCTCTTTACTCAATGCCATTTGGCTCTCTCCTATTGTTTCTATGGATTAACTATAATATACTCTTGTTGACATTAACCGTCAAGGAATATATATATGAACACTGCTATTGAACATGACCCTGAACAGTGGGTTACAACTAAAGAAGCCTCAGAGATCATAGGCTTTACACATGGAACCATTAGAGTATGGAGGCATCAAGGTAAAGGGCCTGTATATTCTAAGGTTGGTTCCGCTATTCGTTATAAGATACGTGACCTACAAGAATTTATGGAAGATCGTATATGTTAGTCACAACATATGAAGATCTTGTATTTTATTTACGGATGAGAAGGATCAACATGGATGTATCTCAACCTATCTTTGCTGACATGATGGATATGTCAGAATCTACTCTTAAAAAATGGGAGCAGGGTAATCATCACCCCACTCTACCTAACTTAATCAAATGGATGGAGGCTTCAGGATGCCGATTGGCCATCGTTCCAGACGAGGAACAAGATCCAGCTTTATTAAAGATCTTGCAAGACACAATGAAATCACAGATAAACTACGCAGCCATAAACAAAAACAGAAGACGCAGGAAACGAGGGGGTGCAAGAGATGCCTCGAAAATAACGCGCCCTTTTCACGTGACAGAGGGGAAACATGGTACTGCTCAACATGCTGGGAAGAAACAGGGGGTAAAGAAAAAGCGTGGGCAAGAGTAACGCCATCGTACAGGGGCAAGGAATGATTATAGGTATCGACCCTGGTATTAGTGGTGCCATCGCTTTCTTTGATAACTTTGGTGAGTTGATTTCTGTTCATGATTTTCCTTTGATTAAAGAGGGTAGTCACAATCACATCAATGCACATGCACTATCATTGATGATTAAAAGGAAGGTGCTTATCCCTCAGTTAGCTGTGGCTAAAGTAGAGTCTGTTCACTCAATGCCTGGTCAGGGGGTAGCTTCAACATTCAAGTTTGGCAGAAGCTACGGCACAATCCTTGGAGTGCTTGGAACCCTTGGAGTCACAGTTGAATTGATTACTCCGCAGAAGTGGAAGAAGAAGCATGACCTTGTAAAGAAAGATAAGGATGCTTCTCGTATCTTGGCTGCTGAGTTGTACCCCTTGGCTCCGCTAGACCGCAAGAAAGATCATGGTCGTGCGGATGCCATACTAATTGGGTTGTACTAATATCAATAGGGTGGTTTCGTACTTTGAACAAGGCCAGGAAGTATTGCTTTTAATCTAGCTCTATTTTCTGCCAGCTTCTCTTCACTTATCTTGGGAGAAGGAAGCTGGTTTTTGAATTCCTTGTGCATCGCATGAACTATAGGTGGCTTGGCTGCTGCTATAAATTCTGAGATAGTGGGCGGCCACTCTTGGCTGTTTCTACATTTATCCAGCCCCTCTCTGATCTGATCGGGAGAGAGGTTGGCAGAGGTTAATCCCTCATACCATTCTCTCTTCGCAAAGTTTTCTATCTCTTGAGAGGCGAACCCCTTAGTCCATTTGTTACCGTATATTGATGACATTCTGAGGAAGAGTTGGTTGATCACTCTCTTCATCCTCAAATCCAGTAAGGTATCCTTCTGCTTGTAATCTCCTTGCTTCGGCTGTGGCCGAGCCAACTGATTGTCTATTGAATCTTGCATAATTCTCTACCTTTAAGTGGAACAGTCCTTGCCAACCGTTCTCTATTGTTTGATCTATGATCTCTGATTGTTTGCAATGACACTCAGTTGCTAGTCGAAACAGTTTTACAATAGCTTTCTGCTCCGCCAATGGTGTGAGTGGCTTCCTTGTTTCTCTTCGGTGTTGTTTGTATTCTTCCCAGGCTTCTTGATCCAGTTGCTCAGGGTATTCCATATGCTTTCTCCTAATGTTGTTGGTTTGTATTTTTTCTGACAGCAGGGACATAGACCATCAATCATATCCCCGCAATAGCATCCGCATGTATCACACACTGGATAGTTATTAACTGTTCCCGCCAATTGATTCTCCTTCTCTGTCTAGTACATAGTCGCAAGCTAGTTGGGCAAGAGAGGAGGCCCTGATGATTGCTTGCTTATCCTCTTTGAGGATGGACAACCAGTTAGATAGATACTCCTCATGCTGCAACTTACCGTCCAGCTTGTAATGTGCTGAGAGGAAAGCAGCCCCTAACTCTGCAACGAGTTCCTCTCTAGCATAATCTGGTGAGCCAAACGCCCCAGAGAAAGGTCTATCCAATCTGGATTTATGCCCTGTCCAATGCGTTAGCTCATGAAGCAGAGTAGCATAGTAGTCACCCCCCTTGTCAAACCTTCCAGGATCAGGAATTCTTATGACATCCTGGCTAGGAATAAAGCAAGCTGATGACCCCTTGACTTCAAGATCTACATCAAGTTTCTCTATTCGAGATTCAATCTCTTTATCTTTATCCCATGCAGGTGAATCAATAGATGGTAGTTCATAGCCATCACATTGTTCCACGTTAAACACCGTGTATGTTTTTGCCATAGGAAACTTCTTCTCTTTACCATTCTCATCCTTCTTCTTGAGGAATTTCCAGAAGATTATATGAGATCCATGTTCTCCTTTGCGTACCTGTAAGTCATTCTCAGAGGCTTGTTTATAAGTAAGCCATTGGTTAGAGGTGAACCCTGAAACCTGTTGAGAAGCCCATAGAGCTAGCACATTCACCCCTCTATAGTCTTTGTGGCTGGTAAAGTTAGATGGCATGGCTGATTCACCAGGCATTGTAGACCAGGGCTTAACCCATGGTGGCAGATTGCCCTCTTCCAGTGATAAAATAATTTTGTTAGTTATCTCTTGATAAATATCTATCTTGCTCATAGAATTACTCCTGTTATAACTTCATGTTATGACTCCTCCTATTAAGGGGATACCATTTACATAGTTCAAAACTGTATCGGTATCCCCTTTGTTTTATTCAGAGTCGTTAGCTATCCGATCAGCTATCCCAATTATCTG